GCCAGCATGGCCTCTGTTATCGCGATGGCCGGCGACGTCATCCACATTGCCGATAACGCGTGGATGATGATCCACAAGCCTTGGGGTTATCAAGGGGGCAATTCCGATGATATGCGTGAATATGCCGATTTTTTAGATAATTTTGAAGCCGGTCTATTAAAGGCTTATGAGCAAAAAACCGGTAAAACCACGGATGAACTCAAAGACATGCTACGCAGTGAAACATGGTTAATGGGCCAGTCAGCCATTGATATGGGTTTTGCTAACGTATTAACTAATTCGGTAGAAGCGTCTGCCAAACTTCAATCCAATCGAGTAGAGGATTTTAACGATATGCCCCCACAAGCTAAAAATATGGTGAGCCCTCGTGCTCAAGGTTCAACGGTTGTTCCGCCGGCTGCAGGAGCTGATGTACAGCCTGTCGTCGTTGCGCCAGTATCACAACCTGCCGTGTCACAAGCTCCTGTATCACAAGTGGCTGCGCAAAAAACAGAGGCAGAAATCACCGCGCAAGCTTTAGCCGGCGAGCAGGCGCGCCGCGATAGCGTGAATGCGGTATTTAATGGCTTTCCTGCACATGCGGAGCTTATGCAAGCGTGTATGAATGATATGAGCTGCACCGAAAATAAAGCGCGTGAGCAATTGCTGGCCAAGCTCGGTGAGCAATCGGCACCGGCAGGGGGTCAGCCTGTAGCGGGTATTGCTGGCCACTTTACCAACGGCAATATTATTAAAGATGCGATGGTTAACGCTATCGGCTCGCGTGCAGGCATTGTGGCCGCCGAAGCCGATAACAGCTACGTGGGCTTAACCATGATCGAAGCGGCTCGCATGTGCTTAACGGAGCGCGGTGTGAGCGCTTATGGCCAAGATCGTATGGGTGTTGTGGCTAGCGCGTTTACTCACTCCTCGTCTGATTTTGGCAATATTTTGCAAGATGTTGCGCGCAAGTCTTTAGAAAGAGGGTATGAGTTCGCGCAAGAAACTTTCCAACAGTGGACCACCAAAGCCAATCTGTCTGATTTTAAAATCAATAAATCCGTGGCCTTAGAGTCGTTCCCTACGCTCGATAAAGTCGCCGAAGGCGGCGAGTATAAGCAAGCGACCTTTGGTGACCGTGGCGAGAATATACAGCTAGCGACTTACGGTAAAATGTTCTCAATTACGCGCCAAGCCATTATTAACGATGATCTTGGTGCCTTTACCGAAATCCCCATGCACATGGGTAGCGCGGCGATTAGAACCTTGGGGAATCTGGTTTATGCCGTGCTTGCCGCTAACCCTAAAATGGCTGATGGCACCGCACTGTTTAATGCCGCTCACGGCAATTTAATGGATGCAGCCTATCCCTCGGTCGAGTCGTTGCAAGCGGCGCGTGTGATGATGGGTTTGCAAATGGATGGCACAAAAACACCGCTCAATATTCGCCCTGAATTTTTATTAACATCGCTCTCGCAAGAGGGCGCGATGAAATCCTTAGTGGCCAGTGAATTTGACCCTGCCAATGCCGATGCCAAAATGCCAAACGTCGTGCGTAATATGGCCCAAGTCATTGGCGATGCGCGCCTTGATCACGCCGACAAAAATGCCTTTAAGCCGTGGTTTGCCGTGAATAAGCGCGCCATTAAAGTCGCTTATTTAGATGGCAATGAGATGCCACAACTCGATCAGCAGCAAGGCTGGAGCGTCGATGGCACGCAATTTAAAGTGCGACTTGATGCGGGTGTTGCACCGGCGAGTTATCGCTCAATTGTTAAGAATCCGGGTAAAGCGGCGGGCTAATGTAAATCGTGTTAAAAAAAGGCCTTAGTAGGCTTTTTTATTTTTGATAATAAAAGGCCTTAGCGGGCCTTTTTTTATTCCTGACAATAAAGGCATTGTAATGAAAAATTTTAAATCGGAAGGCAATAATCTTGATTTAACGGCACCGGCCGGTGGTGTGAAATCAGGTGCTTTGTCTATTTTAAATGGGCTAGCGGTCGTGGCTAAAGCGAATGCAGCGGCGGGTAAACCGTTTGTGGGTATGCGTGTAGGTATATTTCAGCTGCCCAAAGCGAATGCGGTAGCGGCTGATCAAGGCGCGGTAGCCTATTGGGATGCATCTAAGAATCAGGCGGTAGCCAAGGCCGAAGGCAATCAAAAAATTGGTGTGTTTCCCTATGGTGCCCAAGGCGGAAATAATAGCGCGGATGTCTTGCTTACCGGCCAACTGGTCGAATAATGCTGCCAAGCTTTGATCAACAAGTTAGTGGCGTTAATCGCGGCCTGATAGCGGCTTTTTCTATCCCCGTTATTTTTCATTATCCCGATCGCGATGCCATTATCGAGGGTATTTATAATCATCCTTCGGCTAATGGCAGTCCTATAGGTGGTGGTCATATCGCCGATTATTCAGCGTCGCTTGAGGTGCTATCTCATCATGCGGTGGGTGTGGCGAAAGGTTTTAGGTTGACGATTCAAGGTCGCGCTTATTCCGTCATCAAGCCGCCCGAGCATGAGGGCTCTGGCCTTTGTAAAATCTATGTGAGTCGCGTGAATGAATCAGAATCAGAGCCTGATATTCGATATTGATATTGCCGAGCTCGATAATGTTGCCTTGCAGTATGCAGCGACTGAGCGTGAAGTAAAAAAGCGTATAGCCGTGCGTTAAAGCGCACGGCTGTCACAATGAATAAAAAAGCGGTTGCATTGATCGCGAATGAAATTAATCCCAAAAAAAAGAAGTTGCTTAAAAAGCGCATTCAAAGCTTTAAAGTCACCTCTAGCAATGGCAATGAAGGGCTTAAGCTGTGGTACGGCTTAAACCCTCTATCTGTCAGCCAATTGCGTGGCCGCATTAAGCGTAAGGGCACTCGGCGAGCACCTGCCGGTGCTGTCTTTTCCAGTGCATCCAATGCTGTGGGTACCCGTAGCTATCGTGATGGTTTTGTTGCAAAAATTAATCAATCAAAATCCATATTTTCACGTGTGGGTACCGGCCGGTTTGATCTAGAAGAAAAGCGCATCGAAATAGACGATGCACTTTGGGTGGCGCTTGAAGATCAAATATTTGATGAATTACCCGATGTCTTTTTTAAGCATTATTCCGTTGATTTAAGGGGCCGTGTTGCTATGCGCAATGCGTAATATTTATGGGTATAACACTCGATGAGTACCATGCAAGCGTTGTTAATTTTCTTAAGCGCGAATTGAGTTGGCTAAAAAATGTGTATGTCTACCCTGATATCAAAGCTGACTTTGCCTCACCTTGCGCTTTTTTAGCGGTAAAAGATTGGGAGCCCGCCGACGATTCACCGGCCGATACACAGAAAAAAATAAATTTATCGTGCGCGATTGTGGTGGCGGTTTCGTGTACGACAACCGATGTGCAGCGTGTGGTACGTGATGCGGCCATGGCGGTGACGGTTTTGGTGGATGATAGCCGGCTGGGTGTGGTGGGTGATTGCGCACGCGTACTACAGGCCCAGCCTGAATCATTTGCGCCTGCGCTTGAGGGCTATGAATTGTGGTCAGTCGATTTTATACACCCGATTTATGTCGGCGCCTCGTCTTATGTGGGTCATGAGGGCGCGGTGCCACACAAAATACTCAGTAGCTGCGCCCCACTGATTGGGCTGCCTAATGAGCCTTTTTACACTGAATTAAAAAGTCCTGGTACATGAGTGATGGATATTCATTATACGGTGGCCGAATTACAGCGGCGCTTAGCAAACCTTGTGCGTCGTGGTCGTATTCATAGCATTGATTTTGAAGCCAGCCCGCCGCGCTGTCGGGTTGAACTAGAGCCCGCGTTAGTGACGGGCTGGCTTCTGTGGAGTAGCGGCCGTGCGGGCACAAGGAGCGACTGGGAGCCTTTAACTGTGGGTGAGGGCGTTTTGGTGTTATCGCCTTGCGGTGATTTAGCCCAAGGCGTGGTGATGCCGGCATTACCAAATGCCGATAACCCTGTTGCCGGTGATGAACATGTGCACAGCACCGTTTATGCCGATGGCACCACCTTAAAATACGACCGCAACAATAAAAAACTCACCCTTATTATCGCCGGTGGCGATGCGCAAATTGATTGCAATACGCTCATTATCAATGCCGACATTCAGCACACCGGTCGCCATACTCAAACCGGTGATTTTACGCAAACGGGGCATCAAACGGTCATCGGTAATATTGCGGCAACCGGCGATGTCAGTGATGGCAAAGCGAGCCTGCAAGCCGACCGCGATATTTATAATTTACATGATCACGCCAAAGCGGTGTCGCCGCCGGTTAAAAAAATGCCGAGCTAATAGGGCTAATAGGCTAATAGGCTAATAGGGCTAATAGGCTAATAGGAGCCAATAAGAGCATGATTGGTATGAGTGCATTAACGGGTAAGCGCTTAAGCGGTGATGCCCATCTTGATCAGTCGGTCAGAGATATTTTACAAACGCCCATAGGCAGCCGCGTTATGCGGCGCACCTATGGCAGTGGGTTATTCGATTTAATCGATACGCCTGTCAATGATGACACCCGATTAGATTTTGTCTCAGCCACGGCGGAGGCATTAAGGCAGTGGGAGCCACGTATTGTGGTCGAGCGTGTTTGGGTCAGGGCGGTGACCGGCGGTGTTGATATATCGGTTGAGGGTCGCCGTGTGATTGATAATACAAAAATACATATTGAGAGCGTGCAAATTAGATGACTAGCGTAATTGATTTATCACAGTTGCCGCCACCCGATATCGTTGAGCGCTTAGATTACGAAGAGGCGCTAGCGCGTTGGAAAAATGAGTTTTTTGAGTTAAACCCCGAATACTCCGCGATGGTGGAATCAGACCCCGCTTTTAAGCAGCTAGAGGTGGGAGCCTTTGTTGAAGTGGGTATACGCAAGCGCATTAACGATGCGGCAAAAGCCACCATGCTGGCGTTTAGTCGCGGTCATGATTTAGATCATTTAACGGCCTTTGCCGGTGTTGAGCGTTTAGTGATTAAGCCAGCTGATTTAAATGCGATACCGCCGCAACAGGCGGTGTTGGAGTCTGATGCGGCCATGCTAAGGCGCTATCAGCTCGCATGGGATGCGTTAAGTGTGGCCGGCCCCGATGGCGCGTATGAATTTTTTGCGCGCACAGCGCATGCGGGCGTTAAAGATGCCAGCGTGCAAAGCATTAGCGCGGGCGAGGTGATTGTGACGCTGTTGGCGCTCGATGATGATGGTATTGCAAGCCAAGAGATTTTAACCGCCGTTGAGCAGGTGTTAAGCCATGAGGGTGTTAGGCCGCTAACCGATTCGGTCATTGTGCAAACCGCCGAGGTCGTTAGATATCGGATTGCGGCAAAAATTTACGTTTTACCAGGGCCTGATAACACGGTGGTGTTAGAGGCGTCTCAAGCGGCGGCGGCTGAATATGCCGTGCAAAAAAATAAGCTAGATCAAGACATCACTTTAAGCGGTGTGTTAAGTGCTTTACACCAGCCTGGTGTACAGCGCGTTGAGTTGATTGAGCCGGCGCAATTATTAGACCCTGCGGTGCAATCATTAAAAATCAGTAAAAGCCAAGCGCCTTTGTGTACCGCCATTGATGTGAGTTTTGGTGGTAGAGCCGATTAATTATGAGCCAATTATTACCGCCGAATACAACGCCATTAGAATTGGCGCTGGCTAATTTTACGCAAAAAAAATTAACCGATTTAGACATTCCCATTCGCGACCTATGGTCACCGTGGCGGTGCCCTTTGCCATTGCTGCCGTGGTTAGCTTGGGCTGTAAGTGTTGATGAGTGGGATGCCAGCTGGAGTGAGCAACAAAAGCGCGAAACGGTCGCGAGCAGTTTTAAAATTCACGCCAAAAAAGGGACGCGTTTAGCCGTTGAGCAGCGGTTAAATTCGTTAGGTTATCAAACGGCAATCACCGAGTGGCATCAAAATAAACAGGTGATGCCGCCCTATACGTTTTGGGCTGATATTGAAGTGGGCGCTAAGCCTGTGACCCAAAATATTTTTTATAGCGCGAACAAGCTTATCGATTCCTCAAAAAATACGCGCTCCCATTTAACGCGGTTACGTGTTGCCACCGAGTCTCATCGCTCACTACGCGTGGCCAGTGCGACTTACAGCGGTGTGTACTGCGCAGTGGGAGGGCCGCTCGAAGTGATACCGTCGCCTAAAAATAACGGGCTTGATTATGTCTATACCAGTAGCGTTATTTACCCGTATTTTATCGAAGAGGTTTTAGCGATTGCGCCAGCATTTAATGGCGAAGGCTATCGCTTAGCTGTCAATGTCGATGATCTTTATACGGGCATTGTTTTTTCGGGTGAAGGCTCTTTGAGGCGGGTGTCGCGGACTGAGTCTTTGGCCAGAGAAGATAGCCTATCAAGCGCTATTTCATTTTCGGGTTCGGGCGCCATGACAAGAGTCCGAGTGGATTTTGATGGCGTGCCCTATGAGGCTTTGGCGGCATCTATTGGTTTTAATGGTGATGGTTCTTTTGGTAGTGGAGCGGTCAAAATCGAGGTTGCGGGTATTGATGACGCCATCAGTTGTGGCATTGATTTTAAGGGTTCTGGAGGTTTTAGTTGAATATTAATTTAGGATTATCGGGTTTTCTGCACGTTAAAATCGGTAAGTCAGAGCATGATATTCGTCAAGAATATCAATTTAATAATATGATCACGAATACAGGGTTGGATAGCCTCTCTGATGATAGCCCAGTTACGCTGACACAATATTGTCGAGTGGGTCAAAGCTCTGCAGCGCCCGAGGAGAGTCAAGCAGATTTGGTGGCGCGATGGGGAGATGCTTCAGCGGCTGGCCCTTCAGGCTCCAGCACAAATAGCGGTGGCAGCCCTTGGTGGCATGCCTATACGCGAAAGTATCAATTTAAAGCGGGTAGCGTGAGTGGTGCGCCGTTGGGGGAGATTGGTTTTTTTGACTCGAATCAAGAAGATGCGCCGATGTTCTCGCGTGCTTTATTTAAGGACTCAGACGGTAACCCCATCACTATTAATGTCTTAGAGGATGAGATTCTTTTTATCGAATACACCTTAAGAATGTTTCCGCCAGAGAATGATTTTACAGGGACCTTAACGATTGATGGTGTTGTACATACCGTTGTGGCGAGAGCCTTAGCTGTAGGCGGCTCCGGATGGAGTTTAAACGGTGATCTCTCTAGAACTTATAGCCAACAAGTTTACTTTCGTGAGTCCGATGAGCTTGTGAGTATTGATGCGAATGGACCCGTTTTAAACCCCAGTACTAAAGTTAATGTGAGTTATGCAGCTTATTCGGCAGGCTCTTACTCGAGGAGTGTTAGTGCAAGCCTTGGTTTAAATCAGGCTAATTTTGCAACAGGTATCGGGGGGTTAGCCATTTTAAGTTCTAGTGGGGCGTGGCGTTTTCAGGTAAAAATAACCCCTAAAATCATGAAAGATAATAAAAGCGTATTAACGTTAAATTCTTTTTTTACGCTTAAATGGGGACGGCATTCAGGGGTTAAGGGTGATTGATTTTTCTTCTGTACCTGTTTTTTCGGCGTTTACCTATCCACGCAATCAAAGAATCAGCCCGCTAAAATCGAGAAGCCTTGGCCCTGTTGCCATTGATGATGTGTCAGAGGGTATTGCCTCTTATGTTTGGGAGGTGGCATTTTCTAACGGTCATTTACGTATTCGCAATGAAAAAACACCGTGGATAACATTATTAGAAATTGATGGCGTGACTCACTTAGATTTAGCCTTTGATCAATCGGGCACGCCTTTTGTGGCTTATCAGTTATTCGACGGTGTTTATATTTATGGGTTTGATTTAAATGCTCGTAATTATGTGAATACGCGTATAGCCGCTGGGGCGAGCTCCCCTTTTGTTGATTTAGATATTCAAGTGGCTTACAGAGGCAATATAGTAGTGAGTTATCAAATAGATCACTACATTTTTTATCGCTTGCAGCGTGATCGTTATGAGATTGCTTACCCTGTCTTATCGTCATCGGGGGAGCAATTTAAAGTTGACCGACTGGTGGGCGCGAGTATGGGGCGGGGTAATCGTTTTATTTTTAAAGGCATTCCTTTGGGGGATGAATGAATTTTATTAGCTTAGTCACCAATAAGGGTTTAGAAAAAATCAGCCGGTCATTAGTCAGTGGCTATCAAGTTATTTTGGCCTCTGCGGCTGTGGGCGACGGTAAAGGTGAGGTGGTGGTGCCGTCGCAAGATCAAACGCATTTGGTGAATGCCAAATACCGCGCCGATGCCAATATTGTCTCGGTGAATGCAGCCGGTGATATTGTGGTTGAATTTATTGTGCCGGCAGATCAAGGCGGCTTTACCGTTCGTGAGCTGGCGGTTTATGATGAAGAGGGTGATGTATTTGCAGTGGCCAATACGCCCGAAATTTACAAACCCTTAGCCAGTGAAAACGCCAATGCCGAGCTTGTTTTGCGCATGGTGATTGCTGTTGAAAATTCACAAATGATACAGCTCACCACCGGTAGCGGGGTCTTGGCGACACGTGATTGGGTTGAAACTAACTTTGCCTCATCGGCCTTAATACCCGGCGGTTTTACAGGGCAAGTATTATCGAAGGCCAGTAATTTAGACGGCGATACACAGTGGAAAGACCCCGCCAATGTCAACGTGACAGTCAATACACGCGAAGAAGAACGCGTGCTAGCGGCAGGCGATGTGCAGGTTGATCTTGAAGTGGTCACCGCGCAAGGGCTGGCCGTTTATGCTGACGGTGTACGCGTAAGCGCATCACAGTGGGTCGCCAATACCGCCACGCAAATTGAGTTTTTAGCGGCCTTTAGCTCTGAGGTTAATTTGGTGCTGGTACAAAATGAGCCGAGCGCGGTATTGCAGGCGGTCGCCGTTGGGCAGGTTGTTTTTTTAGATAATACCGCAAGCCCTAAAGCCCTTTTTGGTTATGGCGTATGGGAGCGTGTGAGTAGCGGTCGTTTTATTGTGGGCCAAACCACGGCCGATGTCAGTTTTAACGTGCCTGGCAAAACAGGGGGCGCTAAAGGGCATAAGCACAGCGGTAGAACGCAATCGGGTGGTGTGCATAATCACGGCGCTAAAACAAAAGGCCATAGTCTCACGGTAGCTCAAATGCCCGAGCATTCGCATCGCTATAAAGATGCCTACCTAGTTGAAAATGAGCGTACCTTTAATCATGCGGGTTACAATGTTGAAAAATTAGGCGCGAATACAGCGGGCTCCGGCGATACCGATTTCGATAATAATCGCATGTTTTATGTTAATCGTAATACCGATATTCAAGGTGATGGCGATTCGCATGATCATGCGATTAGCGCGGACGGGGTGCATGCGCATGACTTTGAAACCGGCACGGTCAATAGCCTGCCGCCCTATTATGTTTTAGCGATTTGGAAACGAGTGGCTTAGGTTTTTTAATTGAATGTTTTTATATTCAATGTTTATTCATTAAATGCTTATTAATTAAACGTGTTAAATATTAATAACCCGCCTTGTGCGGGTTTTTTTATGGGAAAAATATATGGCCTTTTTACACGGTATTGAAGTTATAGAATTAGATAATGGCGCGCGCCCCATTCGCTTGGTGAATGCCTCAGTGATTGGGTTAGTGGGTACCGCGCCAGCAGCGGCATCGGCGGCAGCGGCCCGCTTAACGCTAGGCTCACAAGCGCTGGCTAATGCACTGACATTAACCGCCGTGGGTGTAGGTGCTGAGGGCAACGCGGTGAGCATTGATATGACTGTGGCCGGCAAGGATAACGCTTTAACGGTAACGCGTAATGGCAATGCCCTATCTGTCGTGCTGGGGACCGATAAAAAGGGCCTTGTTACCACAACGGCGGTGCAGTTGGCAGAGGCCATGAATGCCGGCGATAGTGCGGCGTTGGTGGTTGCCAGTGTACTGGGTGAGGGTAGCGGTATTGTTGATGCCGCACCTAAAGCGTTTTTAACCGGTGGTAAAAATGAGCCTTTCCCGCTCAATACGCCAGCGCTTATTTTAGGCTCTGCGCGCCAAGCTAAGTTGCTCGGTACTGCAGGCACTTTGCCAGCGGCGGTGAGTGAGATTTTTGAGCAAGTAGGCGCATTGGTTGTTGTCGTGCGTGTGGCTAAAGGGAGTGATCCCGCCGAGACAATGGCCAATGTTGTCACCGGTATTGGCCAATTAAAAAACGCCAAAGCCACGACCGGTTACAAGCCGCGCTTATTAATAGCGACGGGCTTTAGTCATGATGATGCGGCGGCTAAAGCGCTTGAGTCACAAGCGAAAAAGCTACGCGGTATCGCCTATGTTGATAATGCCCGTACAGCAACTATTGAGCAAGCCATGCGCCGAGCCAAAAGCTTTGGCGAGCGTGTCGATTTAAATTGGCCGTGGGTGCAAAAGTTTGATGCTGACACCCAGCAAGTCATTGATCGCCCTTACAGCGCATTTGCGGCGGGCTTGCGTGTGCGTATTGATGCCGAGAAGGGCTTTTGGTGGAGTAAATCGAATCAAGAGGTGTACGGCGTTTTGGGGACCGCTCAGCCGGTTGATTTTAGTTTGAGCGACCGCGCCAGCACAGCCAATGTCTTAAATGAAAATAACGTAAGCACAGTGATTCGTGAGGGGGGCTTTAGGCACTGGGGTAATCGTACGTGTAGCGCCGACCCTAAGTGGGCCTTTGAGCAAACACGGCGTACAGCCGATGTGATCAATGACAGCATAGAGCTGGCGCACCAGTGGGCGGTTGATCGCAATATTACGGCGACTTTTGTTGATGATGTGACGGCAGGGGCCAATAGCTTTTTGCGCTCGCTGCGGGCGCAAGGCGCGATTTTGGACGGGCGTTGCTGGGCCGACCCCGATTTAAATACAGCCAATACTTTGCTACAGGGCATTGTGTATTTTGATTTTGACTTTAAATCCCCCGACCCCGCCGAGCATATTATTTTTCGCTCACAAATTAACAACGGATATTTAACAGAGGTGTTCGCATAATGGCTGCTGATAATTTATTAAAAAATTATAGTGTCATGGTTGATGGTATTGGCAAGGCCGGTAATTGTGGTGCCTATAAGCCGCCGGTACTCACCATAAAAACCACTGACTTTCAATCGGGTGATATGGATATGGCGGTGCCCGTCGATGATGGTATGGAGCCGATGGAGGCGACCTACAGCGTGTACGGCATGGATGAGCAAAGCCATCGGCTATTTGGGTTTGTGAATGGCTCGGGCCTTGGTGTCACGGTGCGTACCAGCTACCAAAATAGGGATGGCCAAGTTAAGGCCTGTGTTGATGAACTGCGTGGCACCATTACCGGTGTTGAGCGTGATGAGCAAACGACCGGCAGTCAAAAAGAAAAAATGACAAAAGTCACCATGAAGCTTCAATATTACCGGTCTGTTTTTGATGGCCAAGAGCTGGTTGAAATTGATGCGATTAATGGTGTTAGAAAGCTAGGTGGTGTTGACCAGTTAGCCAATATTCGTTCAGCAATGGGGTTATAAAATGCTTTATCCAACCAATAAAGTCACAGTGTCGCTAGGTTCTATTATTGATTTTCAAGGTGAAAAAATTTCATCGCTTGAGGTGCGAGCGCCGCGTGTGCGCGATCAGCTGTTAGCGCAAAAAGAAAAAGACGCGGCCGATCAAGATATTGTTTTTTTTGCCAACTTGTGTGGTGTTGATCGCGGGGTTATTGAGCTTTTAGATTTGCGTGATTATGAGCGGATGCAAGACGCTGTAAAAAAGTTTGCGCCGATGGCTGCGGACGGTACGCCGAAAAAGACCTAAAAAAAGCCATGCTGATATTGGCCACGCATACGTCCTG